GTGATTATGTGATGATTTTTAGTATTAGAACTACAACTACTACACCGACTGCAATAGTGACCCACTTGTGGTCTGTCCAGTAGTGCATAATTTTTTCTTTTATTGATTCGATCATTTACGTCTCCTCTTCTTTTTTACGCCTGCTTCGCTTAATGCGATAGCGATGGCTTGCTTTTTATTTACCACTTTTTTATTTGATTTACCAGACTTAAGTTTTCCAGCTTTGTATTCACGCATTATTTTGCTGATTTTCTTTTCTTTTTTCACAGCATTCCTAGATAAGCTCTAGCATATTCGTCGTTATATCCTTGTTCTATTAACTGATTATACCTATCTAATTCGCTTTGTGTTAATCCGTCCATGTAATTTTGTATGGTTTGTTGCTCTGTGTTTTGTTGTTGATTCAACACACCATCGTCTTTATTTCCTCCTCCCATACTGAACTTACCACCTGTTTCAGCCTCAGTCATTGCTTGAGCAGCAGCTTGCGCCATTTGAGATTCAGTTAAACCTGTTACACCGCTTATGCTTTGTATATCTGCTATTTGTTGATTTACAGCAGGGTTAGTTGACATAGGACCAGTGTAACTAAAATCTTGTGACACTAGGTTACCTTCTGCATCTACCATAGGACCAGTAAACGAATAATTTTTTGGGTTCATAGCGTAAGAAGGTTTATCCATAGCAATATTGGCCAAAGCATTCATCATTCCGAGAGTGCCTATCCCTTGAACTCCAAGTACAGATCCTGTAAGTGCATTATATCCTGTACCAAGTGGGTCATCTATAGCCTGCCCTGTAAGTTTTGAAACATAGTCTTGTATTTCATTAAAAGACAGATTGTTAAGATCATTTATTTCATTTACTTGTGCCTCGGTTATGTCATCAAGACTTGTTATGCCGTATGTGTCTTTAACAAACTTTGATAGTCTAGGATTCTGACTAACTTTATCTACAAAGTTTTGTTTTGCTGTCTTTTTTGTAAACATACTTCCAAAAATTTTATCTAAAAAACTTTCTTCTTTTACCTCGGGAGTAACATCAACTGTGGGAGTTATTGTCTGATCCTCATGAATATTAAAATTAAGTGTAGGTGCAGGTTGTTGATTTGGTCCGCCACCACCAATATTTGGGTTAAAGCCTCCGTAGTCATCAGGTTCAGCACTCATCATTTGTTGAGCACTTATTGACTGTGGATCATTTCCTCCGTGTGAACCACCACCATTATTACTGTTATTATTAGTATTACTATTTGTGTTTCCTCTACCTTGATATCCTCTATCTTCTGAACCCATAGTACCACCACCACCCAGACGTATACGACCACCTTGAGCCATTTTTTGTTTTCTTAATAAAAGTTCTAGTGGATTATTCATCTACAACCGTCGCTTTCATCTGTTTTATACCGTCTTTTGCAAGTGAAATAGACGCTCTAAGCTTAGCGTGGTCGTCATCTTGCTGTAATTTAGCATCAAACTCTTGACCACCTCTAATTAGTTTTAGAGTTTCCATATTGGCCTTTTCTTCGCCTTCTTTTTCTTTTCTTTGCTGTTCTGCAGCCTTAATTTGGTTTTCATCAGACTTTAATTTTAGTAATGGGTCACTATCAAGCTGATTTAGCACTTTTTTCTCTTCTTCTAGGTAGTCAGTAGTCAATTGTGCTATCAATTGTGACTTTCTTGCCTCAATTCGGTCAGTTTCTTGCTTCATTTGCTGTTGCATTTGCTGTAATTGCGGATTTTGTTGTGCTTGAGGGCCCATTTGCCCCATTTGCTGTTGCATTTGTTGCATCTGCATGCCCATTTGTTGTATTTGGGCTAATTCTTCGGCAAATTCTAGTTGAACTTGCTCTTGAGCCATCAATGCAATGTGTTCCATGCAGTTTTTTGACAATAAAGCGAGTGCTTGAGGGTTATTTCTTGCCATAAAGGTGCCCATAAACGTCAAATGAGCGTCCATATGTGCTTGGTGATCTTGTCCTGGAAACGCTTTGAACGGTTTTCCAGTCATTGCCATAATATTTTCCATAGCAGGGTCCATTGGAGCCGGTTTTTGAGGTGGTGGTAATATTACGTTAATATTCTTGACCCCTAACGCCTCGTACATGTTTCTATAAGCTTCGTGCATATTGTGCATTTTTGGGTTTGACATTGCTAACTGCAACGCACTTTGTGCAACTGTAATTCTTTGTGTTTGTGAAAAAATGTTTGGATCAGCTACAGGAATAATATCTATTCTCTCATTAAAATCCATTTGTTTGATTTCTTTTCTAGCACCAATAATATCATACGGATAAACCGGTGGTAGGTAAGTTGCAAACGCATCTGATAATAGCATGAACTCACATTTCATAGATTGATATAATCTTTTGTGAATAGCAGACATAACCCTAGAGCCACGCTCCAATAATGCAACTGTCGTACCTACTGCTGCACTTTGATTTCCGTCACCGACCTGCATATCTGCAATACTTGCAAAACGTTGCCCAGATTGAACTACAAAGTCCATAAGCTGAAGCAACGTCGCATTGGGTCCTTTGAACGGTAAAGGCATGAACGCATCATTTAAGTTTCCACCAGGTGCATCAACGTCTCGGAACTCTCCCGGCTGCAACGGTTGAGCTTCGTCACGTACTCTGATGCCTCGCATCTTGAACCCGGCCGGTAAATTAGCCAAGGTGCCAGCGTCTAAAAGTTGTCTCAATGCTGCAGTTGCAGTTCGAGACAATCCGCCGATCATATGAATTAAACCGAATCCATAGAAGCCTAGTCCTGGTAGGAATTTAAAGTGTACGAAATAATCTTTTCTTTTTTTAGCTTGGTCTTGTTGTTCGTAGTTTCTTCTAATTGATAAAACTTTTCCTGAGCCTTCATCAATAGAAACTATGTATGGAACTTTAACACCAGAAGGTTCACCTTGTTCGTCCATCTCTTCAAAACCTGGTAAATCTAAATTTGTGTGAAACTCTAGTACAGAATAAATTTCATCATTGTGCGGATCAACACCACCCAACTCATCTTTCTTTTCTGTAACTTCATCTGCGTTGTAATCTTCTTCTATTTGTACATCACTGTAAAAACCACTAAGTTGATTTTTTAATAAATCATTACCTGTCATTTTTATTTTGTGAATTATTGTTTCTGTGTCGTCTAAACTTGTAGCAGTGTATGGAACGTATAAATCTTCTGCAGGTACAAACTTAGATACACAACGACCTAGTAACTGATCGTAATAAACTTTTTTAAATGTAGAACCTGACAGTGGTAGATTAAATAACATCTGATCAAACTCAGGTTCGTATTCTTTCATCTCAGTCATAAGCTGATAGTTCATAAAATCTTTAACTCTATCTGCTTGTGCTTCTCTATCCGGGGTCATCGCTCCGATAATCTGTGTTCTTACGGGTCCATCTGCAGGCAACAATTCTTTATAAGCGAGCGCCTGGAATTGTGTTACAGCTTCTGCAAGTACCGGGTGTGTTGCACCACTTGCGCCTCTAAAAGGTTCTGCTCGATCTTCATATTTAAAACCAAGAAGGTCCATACCTTTTGTGTATGTGTTTTCCCAGTCTTGTCTTGATGCTTTACAGTCTTCGTAAATTTTTATTAAGTCATTACTAACTTCTTCTATAATATCATCGTCTAATAAATTAGATAAATTTTCATTATGGCCTTGTGGTCCAATTGATGCATTTAATGCTTGTGGATCAAAATTAATCTCCGCTCCACCATCCTCTGTTTGTGTAACTTCGATCGGCTGTTGTTGGTTTTGTTGCTGTTGCAACAATTCCATTGTCGCTTGAGACTGGGCTTGTGGACCTTTAATAGAAACTGTTTTCCTAGGCCTCTGCGTTGTTATTGATTTATCAATTACCATAATTTACTCTCTCCTTAAATTTAGAGGCTATGCCGCCTTGCGCCATTCCTACTCTACCACCTTTAGCCATATCGTCTACGATATTTGGGTCTGTTTGGTTTTTTATAAAATCGTCTATTACAGACTTTTGCTTGTCTATCTTTTTACCACCAGTTGCAAAATTTTCCCAGTTAGAAACATCTCCTTTTAAATCATCGTAACCACCAAAATTTTCATAATCGTACGGATCGCCCTTTGCGTATTCTCCTGCTTCAAAAGTTGGTTCTTCTGTCATTACTCCTTTTTTGCCAGACTTATCTGTCATAACGAAGTTTTGTCCTGGTGTGTATTCCATAGAAACTTGCTGGTAATCAGCTCCCCTACCAGTTACTGTAATCTTACCTGTAGCCATATCTTCATACACAATATAATCGTCTAACTGATAAACTTTTTCAGTATCACCACCAGAAGTAAACTCTGCATAACCTGGTTCTCTTTTAACTTTACCTTTAGTTCTAATTCTATTTACAAGTAATGGAAACCAATCCGGCATACCTGCAGCTGGTTTAATTGCTTTAGTAACTACCGGTGCTACTTTATCGGCTGCTCTAAAAGGCAACATTAGACTTGCAGCACCTGCGCCTAATAATCCTAAAAATCCACGTCGACCTATCTTTGGTCCGCCACCACCTTCTGCAAAACCAATACGTCCACCTTCTGCATTTAATGTTCTTTTAGTGTCAAAAGGTGATTTATAAACTCCTGTTTGCATGGCTTCTTGATATGCTTTTTGTATTTGTTCCATCTTCTCCATTATTTCTTGACCTTCGCCTGGTGTCTTAACTTGCTCTAATAGTTCTTGTCCTCGGAGCATATCTGCTTTTGCTTGCTCTGATATAGACTCCATAGCTTTTCCAAGATTACCGCTTTTAGTTAAGTCTTCCATAGAACCACCTAACATAGAATCCAATACCTTTTTTAGTTTATCAGATTCTTTTTGAACTAAAGCCATGTCACTTGAGTTTTCAATAATGTCAAAATCAATAT